CGCCAACGGTCGCCAGCATAAATTCAGGTTGTGGCTTCTGCGCCGTTTCGTCTGTATCAAAAAAACTCGTTACTCCGATCATGCAATCACCGCCCTCTTTGCCGTATGCTTCATCATGCTGCCTTCTTTCAGCTCGATATACCATCCGGTTTCTTCGTAGATTCCGCCGATGGTCGGATGATCGATTGCAATAACATCCCCGATACCGTGACCCGGCTCCGCCAACGACTGAAACGTGATCGTCTTCGTGCCGAGCATGGATTGATTGCGGATGTTTTCTACATACGCCTGCAACGCAGATTGGCTGGCGATATTATCAACCTTTACAACCTTTGTGATCTTCTGGCCACGCTTGAACGTGGAAATAGAACTCGATGGATTATCATTCTCTGCTCTGGCGACCATAGGCGCGTCTAAATCCGGGTTTGAGCAAATTGCAACAAACACATTCGGTGCATCAAAAAAGTCGTTCTCTTGGCTCGCTGACAGACCGACAGGGGCGCGAAAACGAATATCTGTCGTGCTGTACTGGTGATCAATATTCGATGCGCTCGGCGTCTCATGCGGCGTCAGACGCGCCACACCGTTTGCATCAAACCAAATGGGATCATAATTGATCTCATCAAGCAGCGCGTTACAGATTGTAAGATAATCAGTTCCAATTTGCCAGTCTTCCCGGTCGGTTTGTAGCGTCGCTTCAGATGGTGCCGCAATCACAAGAGAAATCCCGGCCTCCGTCAGCATTTGCCGGACGATAGTTATGTACGACGAGCCAGCGGAAAAATGCTTGATGCTTTCCGTTTTGATCGTGGACAGTTTCCAGCTCCGATCGTATGCTTCAATCGCCACCCAGCGCCCGTCTTCCTCGGTCGTTTCCTTGTACGTCGTGATGCGGAAAATTCCCAATGAGTTTTCCACGCCATTGATGGAAATTGTGGGTTGCAGCTCATCAGATAGATAGTTGATATTGGGATCGTAAAAAAATGTCCCTGCAAAACTAGATTTAATTTTTGCGTTTTTATCCGTATATACATTTGGAGCAGAATCGCGTTTCCAGCGGAGGGACGCATAATGCGCCCCATTCCGCAAAACATTTACAGAGAAGGAAATGTCACGAATCAATGTCAATCTCCTCCCCGTACTCGATTTGTGTCACCATGAACGAATACACACTCTTGTATTGGTTGACCTCTCCCGAAACCTCATTCAGATACCCGATACAGCCTCCCGAATGCAGTTTCAAACAAACCAGATGTCCGATCATGCCCTCGAACTTCTCGGCGCTGTCTCTGTTTAAGAATACGACATTCCCGTCATAGGTCGCAGTTTTCGCTTTACTGCGCTCCGCAACGGGATATGTGTACCCGGAAAGTCTTACCTCTGCAATCGAGCGGCTAATACTTCTAGTAACCGGCTGATTGGTCAGGCCGCTGTACTTCATGGTCAGCCATTCTCCGGCGTCCATATCATACAAGACGTTGTATTCCGGCGTGACCGAGACAGAGACTTCGGCAGAAACGCCGTAATAATCGTTGTCGGAATAGCAGCCGCGCACCTGATATGTGCAGGTGCCAATCGCCATGTTATCCACATATCCGGGATCTTCCACCTTTGCAATCGGTGTCCCGTCCCGGTATACAATGTAAAAATCGTAGTTGCCGGAATCCACCCATGCAAGCGTTACTGCGTTTTCGGTACTTGCCGTCAGCGTGATCGCGCCGCCTGGTACGTTTGTGACCGGGAGCGCCGCCGTGCCCCACGGCGACCAGAAGCCGTATTCGTTTTGCACACGGACGCGCACCGTGTAGCTGCCATCGGCCAGATAAAATGGGGCTTTCCACGTCTTCCCGGTTCCGAAGCGCGTGCCGGAGGCATAGACGCCGTCGATCTCGACTTGATAGGCTTGCTGTTCATCCGACTGCCAGCGGATCTCCGGGCGCGGCTCTGTGGACACGATAGACACGGGCGGTGTTGCAGGGGCGGCCAGCACAATAAACTGCGTGGCAGCGCTCCATGCGCCCGCAGCGCCCTTGGAATTGTAGGTCCGCACGCGCCAGTATTTTGTGCCAGAGGTAAATGTTCCGGCAGGAGCCGTCCATGTGTTGGCCGCGCCGGTGACGGTTGCCAGCGCCGTCCATGTGCTGCCGTCCGTGCTCTGCTGCAATTCGGCCTTCGTTTGGGCCGTGCCGGTCGAAATGACATGTTCCCATTTGAATACGTTGTCGGACGATCCGTCGAGGACTGCCCGGTCAGGAGCAACCGCAACGGCTGTGGATTCCACGTCGGTCAGCGAGAGTGTCATCCAATCGGAGGTCGTGGTGACGCCGCTGTTCGCGGTCACGCTGATCTGCCACTGGATGCTGTCGCCGGAAAAAGTATTCGCCGGGATGGTGATGGAGGTGGCCGTGCCAGGCACGTCGATCTCCTTGACTGTGTCGGATGCAGATTTGCGCCAGCGGAATTTTGCAGACGTGCGCGAAACGTCTGCATAGCAGTACCCATTTACAGATTCACGCCAAGAGAAGGTGTTGGAATTTGCAGCAACAATAGATCCGCTGGACGGGGATGTGTTGCTTATTGCAAGCCCTACGGTTTCGTCGGTATAACGGAACGTCGCGTATGGTGGATTACTGCTTCTGGTTGACTGAAATGCCCAGTAATAGTTCGTTGCAATCATGATCCCGTACTTCAGCACGTAGGATGCAAGGCTTGTTGTAGTGGAGACAACCGTCTTATACCCGGCAGAACTTACATAGACGCTCAGCTTCGTACCGCCATAGCTCGGTTTATTGTTGTATGTTACTGTTTTTTCGTTGAATGGGCCTCGAAGATAATACCATGTAATGCTTTGCGCAAGAGTAGAAAAAGAAACTTGGTAATTTACATATACGGTTACATTTTCGATGGCCTTAAATCTTGCAGCTTCCGGAGGTGCAGCAAATGAAAATAAAATATCACTTAGTCCGTTTGCGTCACCAGCAACATACACAGATTCAGTGCTGAAATTTGTTGACGGGAATGATGCGCTAATACCTGCACACTGTGCCCCTGTAAGCGTAATTTCTGGCATTTAAGCTCCTCCCATCCGAACCACTCTGCGGCGCTCCTGTTTATAACCCATATTAGCCGCCTCCCATTCTGCTGGTTCTGCGCTGATTTTGCGCGATGTTTACCACATCGTTAAATTGCTGCACGTTTGAAGAATCAATGTTGATGTTGTAATTATTCGTCGTTGAATTGCTCGCCGAGTAAGGCACATACTTCCCGGTTCCAGCCTCAATATAACCACCAGTTCCAGTCCATCCGCCTGCGGATTCACTATAAGACGTGCTCTTGAGCGTATCTCCATAGACAACCTTCTGATAGGTAGATAACTGGCCCTTCGAAACATTCATACCGAGTGCCGTGCCGATCCGGTTGAAATCCCATGTAAAAATACCGGCTACGACGTTCGCAGCATCAGCAATTAACGCGAGCACTTTTGCGACAGGATCAAGAGCAACCTTCAATGCCGGGAGGAAAGTTACGATCAGATCTGCGAGCGGATCGAGCAACCCAACCGCAATTTCAAGGATCGATCCGATTGCCTCAATGAGGCCAGAATCGTCAAGGGCCTTTGAGACTTTATCGATAAACTGCATGCCTGCATCCATAACCGTGATGAATGTTGGGGTCAGTTTATCGAGGAAATTGTTTTTCAGTTCTTGGAACTTCTCGCCGAGTTTCGCGGTCGATTCCTGCAGCTTCACCTGATTTTCGCGTGATTTGATTACCTGCTCGTTATTTTTGTAGAAAGAATCCGCCGCATCGGAATATGTACCGGACAGGGTATTCATGATCAAGCTGTTCCGCTCCGCCTCGCCGGAGCAATTCGCAAGTGATTCATTGAAGTCATCCTCGGAAATACCGGCCCAGTTCAACGCATCCGCCAGAACGCCAGTAACCTGTCCAACCTTTGCCGTCTCGTTTGCGGCCTCAATAAGTCCGTTGATGGGCAGCGAATCACCGAACGTGCCGTTTACGCCAGCGGCGATATTCGTCCACGTTGCGAAATCTTCTTGGTTGCGTGCCAGTTTCGCCATGAGCTGCGCTGTTTCTGTGGCGGTATCCGTGTCACCTAGGATTTTGTAAAGGCCAGTGTAAGCCTCCTGTGCCGTCTCAGCACTATATCCAGCGGTTTCAAACGCAGTATTTAGTTTGCCCTGCGCCACGATGTACTCGCTAGTGCTCTCAATCACTTTCCCGATTGCATCAACAACCTTCGTGATTGCTGTTTGCGCTACCGCAAAACTTTTCGCAGTCATTTTTGACGCTTTCTCGACGTTGTTCTTCCATGATGTTGTTTTCTTCTTCGCGGAATCCATGCCATCATCCACGCCGGATGAATCAGCGGTGATCTTCACCACAATATCCAGTAAATTCATTCTTCCACCACCAATCCACATCGCCGCACAATATCAGCTGTAATTTCCTCGCAAGAGCGCGTGTCTTCTTTCTTCGGACGCAATATTTCATCAAGATCCGACTGCATATACCGTCCGCCCACAAGTTTTGCAGTGTTCTCTGTTAAAACTCTGGCACAGCGCGACATGTAATCATCAAACAACCACTTTTCCCTCCGCTGCCGAATCAAAACGGGCAGGAGTCGAATGAGTGCGGGCGCTGAAATTTTCGGCGCATCCAGAAGGGAGAGTGTTACTCTTTCCCCTCCGATACGCACGATGAGAAAAAATCAATGAGTTCCTTGTCCTGCGCGATCTCCCGGATTTGCCGCAGCGTCTCCACGATCTTCTGCTCCCGGATGTCATCGACATTTTTTTCGTTCAAAACTGCAAGGATGCCGAACACGTCTTCTCTATGGTTTTTCAGAAGCATCGGCACCCACTGGCTGACGCGATTTGCCGCCATTGCATATTTCTCTGCAACGGTTTTCGCTTCCTTTGTGTTGAGTTTCAGGGATGTGATGACATCCTCGTCGCTCGTGATATTGAGCAGGAAAACGGAAATCTCGCACAGCACATCCGCCGCGCGATCGGTGCTCAATTCAGATAATTTCATTTATTTCTCCCTTCACGCTTCGGCTTCGCCGGTTTTAATGTAGATTTCAAACGGTACTTTGGTCTGCACCGCCATTGCGAAGTGTGCCGTGTACTCAAACGCAAACTGGCCCTTTGCCTTGTCGCTGGTTTTCATCTGGAATCCGCCGGTAGAGAGTGCGTTCATCATGTGGATTGCGATGAAGCCGCCCTTCTGCTCGCCGTTTTTGTCAGAATAGTCACCGACGATCCAAAGATCATCGAAATCAGAATCGGCCAAATCAAGGCGCGGAACGATCTTCGTAGAATCCTGTGCGTCAATGTCCGCCGTAGCAATCAGAGACTTCGCAACGGCGGTGGACATGGTGACAAACGTGCCGCTGGCCTTCGCCTCAATGGATTCCTGACGCTTCAGTTCCTTCATATTCTTGGGGCAATTATCAACGTCGCCGCCATAGTCGGAAAACGTCGGTGTCGCCGAGAAGGTAACGCCGCCTGTCGTTGCGCCGAGCTGGTCAGCGGCTTTGAATGTGCCAGAAGCCGGGGTAAAATCTTTCAGAATGATGCCCGCATTGATCTGAAGCTGTTTGAACGTATCGGCGGGGATCTTCGTAAACTTTGCCATATAAAATCAGTCCTTTCAGTTTGGTGTGATAAATTCGGCGGTGATATTGAGATACCGCCGTTTGACGTTTGGTTCAGAATCGTCTTTAATCGCCTGGCACCACGGAGTGCCGCGTTTCAGCCAAATCGCGCCCTCGTCGCAAGAAACAAAAACGCCTCCCATTCCAATAGCGTCCGCAATCTCCTGTGCCTTTGCATTTGGTGTTGCTTCGCTCTCGGTGTAATACCAGAGGTTTACCGTGATTGATGCTTCTCCGCTGTCCCACGATCCGAGAATAAGATCATAGGTCAACCACGGAAAAACGGCGTCCCCCGGCACGGAGGACGCCGGATAGGCGGGGAGAAACTGGCCGAACCATGCGTGTAATGCTTTATCTTTCGTCATGCCGGTAACTCTTTCCTTTCCGCCGTAAAATATTTTAGAGTGAAACTTGCGGAACGTGGCGCTTGCTTTTCCTCCGGGTTTGACGTTACTCTGTACGTCGTACCGGTTTCTACGTCTCGGAAATAGTCGCCGTACTCAATCGGCACAGCCTTGTCAACGAGCGCCGAGTAGACGCTTGTAACGCCCTCTTTCTCTGCACGACGGGCCTGCATGGACGTGTCCAGCGCTTGATAGTTCGAGAACGCCGCGCCCTCCGTCCATGTGGTAACATATCCACCAGCACCGTCCGGCTCCCTGTGTTTCTCCATGAGCACGCAAGGGCGGGCGAAGTCATTCAAAAGGCTCATAATTTCCTCCACTGATTCAATCTGCTGCGGAACGCGCTCTGCCACGTCACTGCGCCGCCAGTTTTCTCATCCGTCGCCCGTGAGTAAGAATACCCGCCGAACGATTCTGAGCTATACGGTGACGCTGCTGTGTCGCCGTTCTTGTCCTGCCATGCCTCGATTTCTGCGTCAAGGGCCAAGACGGACGGCGGTATTGCAAGTGCCCACACAGCGCCGTCAAACGCCTCGTCCGTTAACCCATAGGCTGGGTATTGATGCACACCGTCGTTGAACGTCGAGCCAAGAATCCTAAAATACTGTCCTTCCCGAAGAAAAGGAAGCGCAATACTGCCATTTTCTACGGTGAAGGTTCCGGCATACCGTTCACGGTCAAACCAATTCTTCAAATGTCCGCATAATTCTGTCAGCATTGCGCCCCTCCTAAATTACTTTACGGTAACGGTTGCGTTGCCGGATTTCAGTGCGCGGAAGTTGCCATCGCACTCAACAACAGTGACCTTGTGACCGCTCGTGATAGTGAGATCAGACTTGCCATCCCAGTCGTTCCAGCTCTGCACGTTCTCTCCGTATACAACGATTGGAGCCGTGGTTTCCGCCGACTTATACTTGTACTTGTTGCCCTTTGCGGACTTCGCCGGGGAAACAGTCAGCTTTGTGTCGCCAGTAGCGGTACCAGCCGCGGACGTCACGGTCAGCGCACCAAGTGTACCGTTGTCAATCGAGCCGACAACAACACCATCAAGGCGCTCCGCAAACAGAACCATACCATTGACGACCGTGTCAGAGGCGGTCATATTGGTATAGTCCGGCTGCTCATGGATACCGATATATCCGGTCGCGTCGGACGTAAACGCAAACGCTTCGTTGAGGTCGGCACCATTTACTGGGATGTAGTAGAGGACGATGTTGTCCTTCGCAGTGGCGTAAATCTTGCCCTTCGGAACACTGGAATTTAGGATCACAGTACCAAGGCCGAGGAAATTCTCGACGTAGGTCATTCCGAACGCAGTCTGCAGCGTGATGTTCGCACTCGCCAGATAGTCAGCAACATCCAGCGGATTGAGGAAGTAGACCGCGCCGATCTCGTCATCCTCAAAGAGAACCTGAAGGTTGCCCCACGCCTGTGCAAGCACGCTCTGAAAGTCCTTGCCGGACACAGCGCCAGTGCCGGTCGCAAGGAAATCGAAGAAGCTCTTGCGGATGCTGCGCTGCACATCACGGAGCATTTCGGTGGTAGTCATTTCGACGGCCTGATCGTAACCACGGTCGGTGATTGCCTCCGCAGACGTAGCTTTGCGCCACTTTTTGAGGGTGATCTCCGCATAGTTCACAGGCTCAACCTTGTAATGGGAGAGCGGAATAGTTTCTCCCTCGCCAACGATGCCGCTTTCGAGCGTACCGGTTGCCTTATAGGCTTTCAGCACAGTGCCAGCCTGTTTCGGGATCTTTCTGGTCACACCGAGCGCCTCGACGAGCTTCTTAATGGAATAGCCGAACTGGTCGACAAACTCCATTTCGCGCTCACGCGCGAGATCATTTTTCTTGATGAGATTAGTTTCAGCCATATATAGTCTCCTTTACTGTTCGTTTTGCAGGAGCTTGAGACGAGCTTCTCTGCGTGCCTCTCTATCCGGCAGCGCCGCAATTTCCGCTCTGGTCATCGTCTCGCCCCCGACATTATTCAGCGGGTTTTTGGTGTCCGCGCCTTTCTGGTCAGTCTTTACAATAAAATCGGCCCATTCTTTCTCGATGGACGATTTCAGCGTATCAGCGCCTTTGATTTTCCCGTCTTCCAGTTCGACCGTGTCCAGATCAGTAACGCGCATAACCGCGTCGAGACGTTTGTCGCTGATACCGGCAGCCTTCAAAAGGTCACGATAAGCGGCTTCCTTCGCGCTTCTGGTTTCCTTTTTCGTCTGCTCTTCCTTGTACTCGTCAAATTCCCTTTTGACTTTGTCGTGCTTGTCCTTCCAGCCGTCATCGCCTTTGGCTTTCAGGTCTTCCAGCTCCTTTTGCACGCCGGGGAGCTTTTCGGCGTCCGCCTTGTACTTCGACAGTTCGCCTTTCAGCCCATCAACTGTATCGGAGTGCGCCTCAATGATGGTGTCCATCTGTTCCTCCGTCAGTCCCATGCCTTTAAGAAGTCGTCGGGTAAGTGCCATTGTTCAGTCTCCTTTTCTTCGGTGCCGGTTCCTCGGCACGACTGTTGTATAAAACCGCAGTGCTTCGCGGCGTTTACCGGTTGCTCCTATAATTTTAAGGCAAAAAAAGTCCGCAACGCCCACAATAGTGGGTATGCGGAAACTTTTTTCTGATATTACGCATTTTCAAGCGCGTTTTTAATGATTTCCCTATACTCATCCGCGTGGTCATTCAGTGCAGGCTTCAGAAACGGTTGTGCTTTATTGCCGCGCGTATAATGCCAATTTCCTTTTGTATCCTGATACACCCACGGTGTTTGCCTGCCTCCATCATAATAGATGCCCGTTCCAAGTTCAACGTAAGCGCCATATTCAAGCGGTGTTCCGACGTGAACAGCCTTTTCAGATGGGTACACCTGATGCGTTATGCTGTTGCGGAGCGCACCAGTATCAACCGGGCAGAGCATCGCGGCGTATGATTCGCACTGAATCCCGCATGTTTCAAGTGCGCGGAGCAGAGATTCTGAAATTTCCTGTCGAACTTCTTCGCTATGATCATCGATTTCGATTTGCAGACTGTCCGCTTCCATTTTTCTTCATCCGCTCCCATTCCTTGTATGTGATATTATCCACGACGACATTTCGACCATTTTCGTCACGGATGCGACGTTTTGCGCGGAACTCTACGCCGTTCACAAGCTGGATCATACGGCAACGGCAATTATAAACCTCTGCAGGCTTTCCGCGCGGGTCACCGGGGAAGCGACAACCATTTGAAAAAACATCATCATAGTCAACCGTCTCTCCGTCGAGATGCGCATGCGAACGGCGCGTTCTTCCGTCAAGCGTGGCGACCCACTGCTTCTTTATTTCGATCCCCATTTTGTGTGCGGCCTCACACGCATCCTGACGCCCCGCATTCTGCGCACCAGTTACAGCCGTTCTTGCCGTTCTGATCGCAGATTCTCTATCCATTGTATAGATTCTGGATTGGAGATCGTCCGCGATCCCGCCGATGCTCTTCCCTTGTAGGATGGAACTTGTCACGCTGGCCGTGATCTGCCTGCGCCCATACGCAAGATCAATGCCGCGCTTTACGGCCCGTTTGGGCGGGTAGTATGGCATAAGTTCTGGATTCTCGATAAGGAGCCGACGCACCGTGGCTTCATCCCACAAGGTAAAATCCACGTTCGCGCCTGTCTGCTCGATCTGATACGCCGAATAATTCCGGTTCAGCGAATAGATGCCCGGTGTCGCATCGTTGACATACGCAACGGCGATCTCATGTGCTTTCGTAATTCTCTCGGCACATTTATCGCGAAGCGCCGAAAATCGTTTTCCGCGCCCTATTTGCGCCAGCCTCCATTGTGTGTATTCCTGCTGCGTAACCTCCCCAGCCTCAACACGTTTTTTCTCTGCTTCGTCCCGCAGACGGAATTGTTCGAAATATTCCTTGATGGTTTTATCAAGTTCGCGCTGTGCGGCACGGTAAGCAGATGAAATTTTTTTTTCGAGCTTCTGAAGCTCTTTGTCCGTCATTTTATGCCCGTAGTCCACCGCACACCTCCATTGTCAATTTCCTCCGAAACGGCGGATTTTTTATGCCTGTTCCTGCCAACCAGCCGGATATGCCGTGGGCGAATACACGTTCGCGTCAATCAGGCTGATATAGTGCTTGCCCTCAAACGTGACCTTGTCGCCCTTTTTGTACGCATCGTGCGCACCAGTAGGCTGCACGAATTCAGGCCATTCGTCCAGTGAAACCACAACAAACAGTGCCGGAGTCTTGTCCGGCGTCCAGTCAGCCTGTGACGTGTGCGCTTGCACCACACGGTAAAGCGTCCCTCCATACTGGATGCGCTCGTCCACGGTGTAGGCCACGCCCGCAGCCCACGTTGGGAACAGCTCTACGGATTCCAGCGCGTCCGCGTCCGTCAGCGAGACCGCAGCTTTCTCAATGTAAGGCCGCAGCGCTCTTGCGCGTTCTGTGTAGTTCATCAATCCGCCTCCCCAAGTAAGATTTTCGCCGCCGTCTCTGCGTCTGTAAGTGGCAATGCCGCGCCCATCTCTTCATAGCTGCCCTCTGGTTCTATACCTTTTAGCAACTTGCCCGCAAGCCGGAACACCGTGTCAGAAAGTGCCTGATACTCCTTACCGTCCTCGTCGGTCAGCGTCACGGCCATCTTCGCACAAAAGCCCTCGGCCTCGGCCTCCTTGCACGGTACATAGCAGCCGTTGCTATGCAGCCGGATGAGCATAATGCTGTCCGCATACCCGGCAAACGCACCCTCTTTTTTTACTGCATACATGGCATCACCCCGAATTTCTCAAAATAGATCTGTTTCAACCGTTCCGTGCTGGCTGTTCTCAACCGGTTCTTCCAATAGCCGTTCTCCTGTCCCGGCCACAGCTCATCTACAAAGTCCTCGCCGCATCCATGCTTCTCATACCATCTGTAGAGCTTTTCCAACATCGCTTGCCGTCTCTGCCCCTCGTCGGTGTTGGGACGGAAGTGCTCCCAACCGTTTTCACTTGTTACACAGCAAATCGGCTTGCCGTTGAGATAGAGGAATTTTTCATGCTCCTGCAAAATCGTGCCGAACGGAATATTGATCTCCCCGGAAAGACTTTTGCCCTTGAATCTCCTATATGTGATGTATTCCATATTCGTACCTCATACGCAAAAGCCGGGGGCAAAGCCAATCGAGTAGTACGCGTTGTCGTTGCTGACCGTGCCGTCAGGAATCACAAGCGTGAAATACGTGGAACTGCCGGCAAACGGGGAACGGAGCCACCAAACAACGGCTGTGCTTGTCGCGCTGTGATTGTATTTGACCTTGCTGTTTCCGGCGCTGTAATACGAATACTGCTCCTGTTTGCTGGATTCGTTTGGATTCCCTCGGCTGATCGTCCCGAATACTTCGTATTCACCCAGCAAAAAGAAATAGTCCGTTGTCGCTGTCACCGCGCTTGCGTCGCTGCTGGCACCTGTGTTGTCCGTGTACTTTGTGACGGACTTGATGATGGCACGGAGCGCCGCCGGAATGACTGCAATAATCGTTCCGGAATAGCTCGCGAGGCTCGTCCCGCAAATTTTTGTTCGCATCTGCGACGAGTTCCATCCGCCGGAGTTTGTTGCACTGCTGTTCATTGAAAAATAGCCCGTCGCGGATACTTGCGAATTATATTTGCTGTCACATAGCGCAACGTCCGTTCCACCGGACAGTGCGGTTTTGCCCAGCTGGAAGTGAATGCGGTTTTGGCCTTCAAGCTCGGCATTGTGATTAAACCCCAGAATGAATGCGTAGATCGTATAGTTTGACAGCGTCAACGTGCCAACTGTGCCGTTCAGCGTTACCGCCTTGCTGTCGCCAATGCTCCAATAGTTCGCGCCCTGTCCTTTGTCAGATACCTCCTTGATGGTCGCCCAATCGTTATTGTTCAGTGTGGACGACACAAAAGAGAGTGTCACGTCATAGATGCCGGTGATAGATACGCTTTTCGCATCGGACGTTTGCCCATTGTGTGTCGCCTTTACGCTCCATGTACCGGCCTCCGGAACAGTCAGCGTACACGTTCCATTGATGGCTGTGCCGCTCACGACCTTGCTTCCTTTCGTCGCGGTAACAGTTGCGCCCGAGGGCACAGACACGATGATTTGTAGCTCTGTACCGGTCTGAATGGCCTGAATGGCTGTCACAAATCCATCCGGGTAGACCAGTGGGTCAGATGTGCCGCCCTTCTCCCGGATAGCTGCTGCAACCTTTGTCAAGTCAGTTGTGTTTGTTAGGTACTCCATCAGAAGCTACCTCCATTCGCGTTTGCAATGCTCACTGCCGCCCACGCGCCGTTGACCACACGCAGGAATTTTCCATTGTCCGAAGCAGTGACCGCGGGCAGCTCCTTCGCGCTCCATGCGACCTTGTTGTTCTGGACGTCAGACACCGCCTGATCGATCTCTGCGCCAGTGTGCGCACTGTTGTACTGGTCTGCCATAAAATCACTCCTTCATGCAGAGAAATTCCTTGCCGTCTGCCGTCAGCATGGTCTTGGTCGTGCCGGACGGCACAAAACCATAGTTGTCATTCCAGCTTCCGTCCGCGCCCTGTGCGTAGAGGGAGATTCGATATTCTCCGTCACCACTCAGGAGGAACTCGTCGTAGACCTCAAAGGTTCGCTCCGTCCCCGCCGGGGTCTGGGAAAAGGACGCAATGAGTGCCCCTTTCCCGCGCCCCCAGTCCTCGCCGGTTTTCGTCGCGCGGCACTCAAAGGCCGTGTAGGCGATGTCCGACGAGAACTTGACGGTGATGGAATCGAAACCGGAGACTGCCGAGATCTTATTCCCCGTGATGGTGAACGTCAGTCCCGGCGCGGCCATTATGCCACGCTCCAAGTCCCGGCGGCGTTCTTGACAAAGACCTTGATGATCTTCGTGCCGTCGCCGGAGGATGCCGTCGCAAGATCGGCGCCCTTGATGGTGACATTGATCGCCGTGGCCTTCTTGTAGCCGCCAGCCGTGCCGCTGGTGTTGCTGGAACCGCCAGTGGTGGGAATCTGCGTACCGGCGTCGTGCAGGCTGCTGGGGCTCGGCACAACGCGCACAGTGTACTCCTCGAAGTCCACATCGGACACGAAGGAGAACGCGCAGGTGTCGAAGCCGGTAACTTTGGAGATCCTGGTCTTGTCGGGGCCAGTGATCGCGACCACCGGAACCGCAGTGTTGACCGTGATGGAAGCTGTGACCGCAGCCGTTTCGTTGCCGACGTCATCCCGCACCTTGATATGTACGGTTTTCAGTCCATCGCCTTCCGTCAGGATGATGGACTTGCTGGCCGCGAAGGTTTCCCACGATGCATCTTCTTCCGTTGCAGCCGCCTTGATGCCCCAGAGCTTCATTTGGTAGCCGGTCTTGGTTTCATCCGTCAGCGTGATCGTTGCGGTGACGGTGTTGCTGGTTGCATACGTCGCGCCGTTGTTGAGCTTCAGTGTCAACCCAGACGGTGCAAGAGTATCAAGAATTAAATTAAAAAAACTTGCCATAGGTTATGCCCCTTTCTTTTCGCTCAGTTCGATGTATAAATATCCGCCCGGGCGGGTATAGATGGGTTCTTCGCCGATGCAGGCATTCTTGATGCCCATCTCGCCGACAAACAACTCCTTGAGCTGTTCTTCTCCGACTGTGATCATTCCGTCACCCCCGAATCAGATACAGTGTCTTTGCGTCCTTGACGGCCAGCGCGTCATATTCCGCCCGATCGAGGACTACAATGGTGTTGATCTGCGCAGATGAGACGTTGCCGCCGCCTGATACCGGAACCGTTTTAGCCTGTTCGACTTTTAACCTTACCGGTTCACCTTTCACTTTCAGTCTGATCATTGGTACCCCTCCGTTTTCAGGAGGTCTTCCACGTCAACCTCAAGTTTTTCTGAATAGTCCGGTGTGCCATTTTCCCTTGTAAATGCGAATTGTACCATGCACGGCGGAGATTTCAGTCCATTCACAATTTTCTTCGGTGTCAGCTGCATTGCATCCTCAAACGGGATGCGGACAACCATCGTTTTTTCATCAACAATTTCAGGGGTGTACTGAAAAAACTTATTTGCCTGACGGACGTAGAACTCTGGTTTCGAAATCGTTGTGAGATCGACACCATCGACAGTCACGGCCAAATCATTCCTGATCTTGGATTTCATCGTTGCCACCTCCGTCGTCAAAGTCTTCTCTGGAAATATCCGCGTTTTCTCTTCGCTGCATGATCTGCTCAACCTCCTCCGGCGTCAACCACGGCAGCTTATTCAGAATTGTTTCATCATCCAAATATGCCGCCGCCATAAGAACCATCTGGGTTTCTTCGAGCTGGTTGACGATCTTCGACCGGACGAAGGACGGCTCATCATCAATTCCGACAATCTCAAAAAGAAGGTGCAGGAAGTCCCGCACACAATATTCAAACTGATCAACCTTGTTGTCCATCGGCTGATATGCCGCGCGAATCTCCGTCGCTGTTTTTTGTCCGCCCTGAAGCGATTTCACATCGAGCATTTGCGCATCGCGGTACAGATCGTCATTCAGGCGATTCAGAAGCGATTCTCGCGCGTCGACCGGAACTGTCAGCGTGTGGGCGTCAACCTTCGCCCCATCTTCATCGACCATCGCAACGCCGAGCTTGCGCATGGAATCCTTAAACTTCGCCATATCGATTTCATCCATGCCGCCAGCATTGGAGATCGTCCAATAAATAATAGACGCTTCATCCACGGTGTTTGCAAATCCGGAAGAAATGAGATCATAACAGTCGATTTTCTCCCGCATTCCGACAAGCTCAGACTGTTTCGCGCGATTCGCATACATCGGGATTACCGGGAATCCGGGATAGTTTCGGTATTCCATAATCTCCATCCCATCGACGACCGAGGACGCCACAACCGCCACATAGCCGCGCTTCGGCTTGAGCACTTCCATCTGCTTCCCCTTCCGGCGGATGTACTGCGTGAATCCATCGACTTCAAAAAGCGTCGCCCGGAGCGGTTTATCACTGGACACCTGCCACCATCGGATTCCCGCGCGTAAAGCGCCAGTTTCCTCGTCGAGTAGTGGCACAAACTCGAGCGCTGTAAACGTTTCAAGGTGGTCGAGGTTCCAAAAGCCATAGGCCACACCAGCAACAATCGAATCGTGCCCGATGTCCTGAAGTCGATTGTCAAACGTTGGCCCGAGCCGTTCCTTGTGGCTTGCATCTTTCAGCGTTACTCCATTCCCGAGCAAATATTGCGTCTCCTGCGTTACAAACGCCGAAAAGAAATTGCTGCGGAGCTTATAGTTTGCGGAATAATTGTCCGGTATCGCCTGCCCGGACAGCGTATAAAGGAGCTTCTGATAGTTCATGATTGTCACGTTTCTGTGCTCATCATATTCCCGAGCTGTCAGTGCCGTCTTATACAAGTCCGTTGCTTTGTACGAATCAATCGCAGATATCACAAAATCCATCCGCGCCTGTTCGCCCTTTTCGGCGATCTCTAAAAAATCCTGATATGTTTTCATTTCTCACCTCATAACGCCAAATCTGGAATCCATTCATGCGGCTTAAACGCCCGCCGCAGAACCGTCATGGCAAAATAGCGTGTTTCGTCCATCGCGTGGTCGTTCTCTTTGACGGGTTTGTCGTTGTCCTGCTTCTCGTCCCAGCGGTATAGGCCGAACTCTCGGATTGTAGCGGCACACCGACGATGGATTTTGATTTTCCCGTCGAGCAGATAATCAGCCACACAGCGGATTCCGTTTGCAACATCGTTGTTCGCTTGCCGCACCTTGAACCCGCTGCGCCGCCGTAGCGCCGCGATAAACGATGCCGCAGATGGATCAACAATCACCGCAGAAATGGCGCGTGCGCCCGCCAGCGCCTCCACCATATCACAATATTCCTCGTCCGTTTTCTGCTTCTTCAGCTCGCGCCCGTTGTAATAGATCTCATTCACACGGACGGCACGACCATTCCCAACACGCCAAAGGCCAGCCGAGAAGGGATTCATGGTGCCGTAGTCGATGGAGATGTACCACTCGCCGCTGTCCGGTTCCTCGTCCGTGATACACTGCTCTCCGAACATGGGATAGATCAAACCCTCCGCAATGCAACGCTCACCGAGGATGTCCCGGCGATACCAAATACTTCCCGTGTCGTACTGCGCTTCAATTTCCGCCAACCGCTGCGGCGTGATCGTCGCATTGTCCCGGATGGTGAAATGCTGGTAGTTGTACCGCGCGCCCATGCTCTCCGGGAATTTGTCGATGTAGTGCTCATATATCCAGTGGCCGGGTGCCGATGGGTTCAAGTCCCAAAACACCCGCCGAACCCGCGCCGCGAGCTGACGGTTAAATGCTTCTTTGATCGTGTCCTCATGGTGAAGGTTGATCTCGGTTGCAATCCACATCCCATAGGAGTTGCCGCGAATCTTCTTGAAACTGTCCGCTTTCGCGCCGCCCGCGAATATCACGACGTAATCCCGCTTATGCGAGCGGATAACCAGTGCTTCATTTCCCTTATACTTCGTCCACCGGCAGCGGCCACGGAAAAGATACTCCAATCCGTAGCCGTTCGCGTCCCCGATATTCAATTTCGCGTTTGCCGCTGTGGAACCTGTCGCAAGGTGGATGCGGTCAGGCGTCCCTTTCTCGATCAAATAGGCAAATGCCGCAATGTTGTCGATGGTCTTACCGGCACGGACAGCGCCCTCCGCTACGGAAATCGTCGCCCGCGTCGCCGCCGCAATATATGCCTTATGCTTCTCGCCAAACTTCGGTTGAAGGGTCTGCGTAATCATTCCATACCAGCTTCCGCCAGATACGCGGAAGTGTCCTCCATATCAACCGATTCCTCTGGGTTGTCCTTCTGGCCGAGATACTGCTTCCCGAGCCAGATTGCCATGTTTGCATTTTTCTCCGCCAGTCTCCACTGGCTTCTTCTGAGCGATATTTTCCCGGCTCCACGCTTTTGTTTAAAAACTTCCGAAAAACTCCTCTTATAGGTTCGTTTGCACCATGCTTCCAATGTGTCCGAGCACACATCAAACCAGCCGCAGATTTCCTCAAGCGTGCATTGCAGGCCGCATAGATTCTCGAACTGCTTTTGATCTATCTCCTTTTTCGGCCTTGCCATATACGCCCTCCTTTCTTCGCTGGCGTTTGATGAATTTCTCCATATCCCGTTTTAAGTACGGGCTGTTTGTCTTATCAATGATCGCCTGCGCTTCTTCAATCGTCATGGAGCAATACCGCCTTTTCTCCTGTGAATTTCTCCCACCGATCAATAATGACATCGGCATACTTCGGGTCAAACTCCATGCAATATGCGTGTCTCCCGTTCTGCTCTGCTGCCATGATCGTTGTGCCAGAACCAGCAAACAAGTCAAGAACATTCTCGCCCGGCTTACTCGAGCACTGCATCTGATAGTCAAACAGCTTAATCGGTTTCATGGTCGGATGCTCTGCTGATCTCACTGGCTTATCAAAATTGAGAACAGTGGTCTGCCTGCGGTTTTTGAAAAAGTAATGCTTGTGGCCTTCCGTCCATCCATACAAGCACGGCTCGTGCTCGTCCTCTTCAATCTCGCTCTCGCCATAGAGACACGGTTCATGTTTCCATTGGTAGTCCTGTCTCCCCATGACCATGCTGTTTTTTACCCAAATCAAACACTGCCTTACTCGGAGCATTGCGTCTCTGCACGCCCCACGGAAGTTATACCCCTCGGAATCAGCGTGCCAGATGTAGAACGGAGCACCCGGCTTCATTACCATTGCCGCATTTGAGAATGCATCTGTGAGGAACCGTCTAAAAGCTGAATCCTCCATGTTATCGTTTATGATCTTGCCAGCGGTTCCCTTGTAGTCCACATTGTAGGGAGGATCAGTGAGCAGCAAGTCCATCTGCACCCCCCCTACGAGCTTTTGTACGTCCGTCAAGGACGTACTATCTCCGCACATCAAGCGATGGTTCCCGAGTTGGTACACGTCACCAATCCTGCTTTTTGGCTCCGCAGGAAGAACCGGATCATAATCATCCTCAATAACAGAGTGGTTTAGCTCGTCGCGAAGTCCCCAGTCAAAGTCAAAAGCCGACAGGTCGAGTCCCGGCAGCTCATCAGCCAACAGGTCAAAGTCCCAGTCGCTTTCGTTGCTCTTATTGTCCACCAGCCGGAGGGCGTTCACTTGTTCCGGCGTCAAATCGTCCATACTGACACACGGCACCTCATCCATGCCGAGCTTCTTTGCAGCCAGCGCGCGGCAGTGGCCGATGATAATCACATCGTCGCGGTCTACCACGATCGGCTGCACAAAGCCATACTGCCGGATGCTCTCGGCTACATTGGCGATTTGCTTTTTGTCGTGCTTTTTCGCGTTCCCCGGGTATGGGGTGAGTTCAGATAATTTCCTGTTTTGTACGTTCATTGTTTCTCCTTCCTCTTCCTTCTCCTTGGAGCTACCCGCCAAACTCCAAATATCCCGCATAAAGCACACCAAATACAAAAAGGAGGTTCCGCAGATCCCGCTGCGTAGCCGGTGAAGGAAGAAACCGTAGGGGGTCGTCAAGCCCCTACGGTTACATTATCGCATATATTCTTCTAAAAATGCCCACAATAGTGGGTTAAAGGAAATTTTGCCGCCCCAAAAGGTAGTCCGTTGATACTTCGAAAAAATCCGCGATCTGCGCGAGGGATGAGGCTGTCGGTTCGCGGTCTCCGCGTTCGTACTGGCTTATGACGTTTTTGGACATCCCGCAGCACTCGCTTAGCACCTTTCGTGAGATTCGGCGCCTCTCCCGCAGCCTTTTAAGCCTCACAGGGAATACCGTGTTAATTTGTTGCTGCTCCATCGACTTCCTCCACATCATCATCAAGCGAATCAAGCATTCGTTGTGCTCTTATGTGCAGGCCCTTTGCCTTGATGTAAACCGCGATCCCCAGCGCCGCCCACTCAATCAACACCAAGATATTTAGAATATCGATAATCAAGTTATCTCCCCTCCGATCTTCAAACATTCCTCGCACGGCAGCGGTCCGTTCTCATCCGAATCCAGAAACCGTTCATAGAGATCGCACCACCACGCGATGCAGAATTCACAGCTATTGCAGTTCTTCATCACTGTCACCATCCTCTATCCGTCGATGATTGCCGCAAAAGGTATCGCCTTGCAAAACGTGTACGGATTCACCTCGTTATCCTGTGCACACAAAAACGCCGCATTGCACGCTACATGCCACAGAGACGGCAGGCCAGATTCCTCATCAATGTGCATCGGATCATTCCAAATCGCCAGCACATGGCGAAGCAGCGCCTCGTGCCACCGTTCCGGGGCAATGTGCTTCCAGTTCTCAGGGTCTGTGTATTTCCTGTCCCCGAAATCCCGTACTCTGGCCACCGCCTCAATGAGTTCCAGCGGCACACTGGAGAGCTTCAGTTTCCCGTTGTCGTCTTTCGTTCCCTCGATCATTCCATAACCGCCTTTCTGACCGCATAGAGCTTGATTTCCAGCTCCGTGATTTTCTCCTTGATCTCCTTGTATTCCTTCTCGTCGACCTCCGCAACAGAGATCACCTTGTGGCATTTCCGGCATTCGTACCGTCTCCGTTGCAGTATGCCGTTCTTTTTGTAAGGCCGGACTTCCGGCGAGTAAAACTTTCCGCCACAGCTGCATATCATCTGTCCCACCAGTCCTTTATCAGGTCGTTCCGCTCGAAAAACGGCTGGAAGTACCCGCCGCAGACCTTTTGCAGCACATAATCGATTCTCGCAATCGCTTCGTCGGATTCCGGCCTGCACTGCCATGCGACGCCGTACTCGGATTCCAGCTGCATCAAAGTCTCCATAAGCTTCCTGGCCTTTTCCGGCGTGCGGATAAAGCCGCACTCATAGGCCGCCACCAGAAGCAGGTCGCAGGCTTTCTGCGTCCCGGCGTCCACACCGGCATCAAAGTACTGTTGGTTGCTGCTCCTGATCCGCTTTGCCAGCTTTTCCATTCCGCGCCTCCTTCTCGCTCATCGCCTTTACCGCTCCGAACATCAGCAGATACGCCTCTCTCCGCTCGTCCGTATCAATCGGAAGATACGGGGCCGTCAGCTTCCATGCCTCCATGTACGTCATGCCTGTCCCTCCTTGCACGGCTCCATTTCCGGGCACTCGTCCATAAACGCGCAGGGAGGGGCCATCAAGCCGCGGAACTCCGGGCAGAGGTCTGCCACCAGACAGCACATCAGCTTCACAACCCTGCGCGTCGTTTCGTCTGCCTTGCGGCACAGGCGCTTGCTGGCGACCGTCAACAGTTCTTCCGCGTTCATGTACCAGATCATATCCACCGGCGCGTCCTGCCGCGCTGCGTTCCTGTCATAGTCGCTCTGACGGTCGTTGCGCTGGCTTTTGATGAACGGGACGGAATGGACGTGCCGCGCAAGATGTGTGCTGACGTAATACGGCACGTTGTGAAGGTAAAACGCGAAGTTCAGCGTCCGGATCGGACTGTGCTTCGCCCGGAGCATCCTGTGCTTCCATTCCATGTCCGGTGCTTTTCCCGAGTGCTTCCCAATCGTGACCAGCGCGCAGCTCTTGGCAAACATCCAATCTTCTTCCCCCGGCCACTTCAACAGTGTGATTTCAGTGTTCATCGTTGTCCTTTCTCTCCCCATAGGAGCAGAAATCCGTTTCTTTTCGCCCAAAGCCATCCTTTGTCACTGTATTATCCCCCTCAAATCGTGCCCAAGATTCCTGGCATCATCCCAATGCTTGATTTTCTCCCATTCTTGAGCATACCACTTGTCACTCCGTGCGCGCCGTTCTTCCGCTCCGCCGCAGCTTCCGGCGTTTCCGCATCCGACTGAAGAAACGCTATCAGCAGCAGCGTATCGAAAACAAGGCCCCAGTCAGCGGCGCTTTCATTCACCTTCCATCCCTCGTTCCCCCTCACATCTCGGTGTCATCAGCCGTTTCCGGTTCTCGCAAATCAGCTTCTCCGCTTCCCGCAGCGACACCGGCGAATAGTCCGCTTCACAGCCGATCGCCGGTTCCACAAATCCGTCATTCGCTCCGTATGTTCCGGCGTGCTGCGCAAAGTCTCCCCCGTTTGGAAACCGAATCGCCCAGCCGTCATGCAGCCGTTCCAGTCGAGCATCCATCCTGACCTCCACGCAGTACAGGTACAGAGCCAGAATCTCCCTATACTTCCTCTGAGTCTTCCCCCGCTTCGCCTGCCGCATCCGCGCCCCATAGGAGCAGAAATCCCGTCCGTTTGTATCAATATCGTGCTCGAAACAGTGCCCATTCGGACTATCGGTAAGACCGACGTTTCGCTTCCAGTTCTGGCAGTCCTTGCAGCGCACCACCGGCGCAACGTCGGCGGCGGGAAGCTTCCAGATTTCTGCAAACGCCGCAGCGTAATCCCCGCACGTCCGCGTTGTAATTTCCAACGCCTCTGCGCGCCTGATATATTCGTCAGCCATCCTTCTTGTCCTCCTCGATCGGTTTTAGCCATTCACGAATGCGCATCCCGCATGAACAGCAAAGCTCGACGTCTCCCGTGTTTTCGCGATATGCGCCCCTTACGTTTACATACGTTGCCGAACTTGTAGGGTTTATTTCGGCTCCGCATCGGTCGCAGATTCTTTTTACCATCATTTTCCCTCCATTTCCGCCAGCGCCTTTTCAGCTTCTTCGCTGACAGCCGTTACAACGCCACCCTTAACCGCAGCTTCAAAATTTTGCAGCGACATATTGAATATGATTCCGCGCATCTCATACTCAACAGCCGGACGGACATTCTTCATAATGCGTGGATGCTCTAAAAATGTACTATCAATCATATTCGCGCCCACCTTGCACGGCAGGGCAATCACGCGGCCCTCTTTGTCAGCCACATGCAGGTTGTGTGCTCGCTCAATTCTGGACGTGTCATTGTCCTCATAGGCTTTCAGTCGTTCCATCGGCGGCCTCCTTGTCCTCAAACTGTTTCAAGTGTTCGCGAAGCTCTGCACACACCCACGCTGCCTGATAGAGCAGAGCCAAAACGTGCTCGAACGATTCAACATCTTCCCAGAGCCATTCAGCCATCATCATCGAGAAGGAATCATCCGAGATATCCAAGTCCACATACGGGCAGTTCCATCTGGTCAGATCCCGCGACAGGTCGAACAGGCTGATGTCTGCGCCGTCCTTCCCGTATCCGCGCACCCAGACTTCCTTGTCCTTGACGAAAAACAGATTAAGAGCCATCTCAACGTTATTTTTCGGCGAATCCGTTGTAAGTCTCATTCCTCGTCCACTCCTTTCCATTCCCATTTGCTTCCTTTTCGGCATCCTGCGCAGGGGCAATCTTTGCTACAGATTGAGCACCCAACCCATGCGCGGCAGCAATTCTCATCGACATCAACGTTTTTGCAGTGCCGGCAGAATCCTCTTATCGTGTTTATCAGCGCCGCTTTCTCCTTTTCCAGCCGCTCGATCAGCTCAGCAGCGGAGCCAAGTAAAGTCTCTTGACAGCGATGCGCGTCATTGTGTAGACGGCAGCACCAGCAATCGCCCTCTGCGCAGCACCGCAGCGTCTTGACCCGTTCTTCCGGTTCCAAATTCATAAATCCTCCCTCTGCAATTCTTCCGCCAATGCCTTGAAAATCGGATATGCCTGCTGCGGCACTACCGCGTTTCCGAGGCATTTAAGCTTGTCCACCCGATTGGGAATCCCATGAGCCACTCTACCCACGTCGGGTTCAGCTGCCCACCAATCTGATCGTTGAGGTTGTTTGCGCGGCCTGGATTGTCGTACCGCTTCCTCTGCCCCGTCCGATAATCCCGCGCACACGGCGTTGCAAACATCAGCTCCATCGCTATTGCCTGCGTCAGGTTGCATTTGCCTGGATCTTTCAGCCGGCTTTGCGGTACAGATTGCAGCGTGTCCTTGTATTCGTTTGCACGCGGTGTCGGCCATAGCCTCACCGCTGACGGCAAGTCCAGTCTGCGTCGGCTGCCTGCTTTCTGCTGCGTGCTCCGCATCCGCTCCTTTGCGTAGTCCATCCTCGTCGGCGTCGGCCACATCTGCGATTCCGACGAAGAATACTCTTGATCGTCTGTGCCACGCTCCGACAGCCGCAGCTTCATAATGAAACACGACGACGTGATAGCCTGCGCGCTCCAGATCCTTGACCACTTGCCCGGCGGCAATCTTGATGATTCCAGGTACATTCTCACCGACGACGCAATGCGGGCGCAGCTCTCGGATAACCCGGAGCATCTCAGGCCAGAGGTAACGATCATCTTCTTTTCCCTTTTGCTTTCCAGCCACGGAGAAGGGCTGGCATGGGAATCCGCCGGAAATAACGTCAACTGTTCGTAGGCCTGTCCGCTCATAAAAACTCTCCTTCGTCAAAGTCCGGATGTCACGCCAGCGTGGCACATCCGGCCAGTGCTTTTCCAGCACTTTTGTTGGGTAATCTGCAAATTCGCATTGCCCAACGGTTGCAAATCCTGCCCATTCCGCAGCAAGATCAAGTCCGCCGATTCCCGAAAATAAACTCAGATGCGTCATTCGATATTCCGCCTGTTTCGCTTCCTCATAGGCCAGATACGGCGTACACTTCGCGTGACATTCCGCTGGACGCCTCGGGCAGTCCCTCTCACACGGCGGCTTCACCATAGCGCCACCTGTGCCGTATACGCTGCGAAGCGTTCTTCCTGTGCCTCGAAATAATGACTGTCAATCTCGCATCCCACAAAATCCAAACCGGCGTCATACGCCGCGATCCGGCTGCTTCCGCTGCCAAGATGGGTGTCGAGGATTTTGTCTCCCGGTTTTGCGTAGCGGCTGAAGATCCATTCGTAAAGCGCGACTGGCTTTTGCGTGGGATGGATACGCTTTTCGTTCTTGCGTTTGTCTCCCTGCATGACCGCACCTTCTACGATACTTTTTCCCTGACACATCCCATTCCACATAAAGCGAAATAGACGAACGCTGTCATGGCAGTTTGTGGCGGCAATCTCACAATCGCTGAATGAACTGGAAGCATTGCATTTGTCCCACACGATCCGCCCGGCGGGGAAGTGATAGTAGAAGTAGTTGCAGCCCCATACGATGTACTTCTTCGCCACTCTGTCCAGCTCTTTGAAATATGGGGCCTGCGGCACATCCCACTTTGGGGAGATTGGATAATCACGATGAACGCCGATGGAGCTTACTTTGTTCCCGTAGTAGCCGCGCCGTTCGGGGCCGGAAAAATACGGAGGATCGACCACAGCCAGATCAAATGCCTTGTCTGGCAGACTGCGCATATATTCAAAGCAATCCACGTTGTAGACGACGTTCATTCTCGCAATTCCTCCACATATCCCCAGCTTTGAAATGGCCGCGTGATCGCCACAGGCTCCATGCCGAACTTCGTCTTTCGCAGCCCTGTGAACTCTCCCAGCTCCTTCGGCTCATCGTAGATCTTCAGGCTGGAAATGTGCCAGCCGTAACCAACGGCAACGCCTAGATACTTGTGCAGCTCTGCGGGTTCCAAGCAAGTCGGCCGCGCAACGTCCGACTGGATTCTTCTTGCACCATCAATTTCGACGATCTCTTCGCACACAAATTCACCGATTACCTTCTGACGCTTGCCCCACATATCGCAAACTGAGCCTTCGTCCGTTTTGATGAAAACCGGCTTGCCGTGATAAATCTCGCCGTAATTCTCGTCGCCATCTTTCAGGATACCGATGAGCCGTTCTTCTGCCTTTGTGCAGTAGATGTAGCACTTGAAAGGCGTTTCCATCTTCGGCCGCGTCTTGCGAACCTCGATGGTCTTTTCGCCTAACACGATCTTTTTGCACCATTTCGGACGGATGCTGATTAAAACTGCTTTACTCATCCGAGATCACCACCCTCATGTAATTTTCGTCGTGGAAAAAGCTATGTTTCTCTCTGTAATGCCGCCGGTCATCGTTCCGGAGCAGCCAGCCTTTGATCGCATCCACGGTCATCTTCTCAATCGCCGCGTGGTTGTCGACGTCCATGCGGGTGTTGTGCCAAAAGGAGATGGACACCGGCTTTTCAAACAGCCGAACCGGAACGCCCTGTTGTCTCAGGCACAGCCGCACAAACGCCTCAAGGTCTCTGGCGTCCGCCGCCCGGACGCAAGGTTTCTTTCCGGCCCAATAGGCGTTAAATCCATATCGCTTCGTCCATGCGCTTTTGCGGACGGGATAGGGCACAGTGAACTCAATCGTCATCTTTGGCCTCCGGCAGAACCCCGCGTCGCTGATGCCGCTTATTAGCATCCTTCAGCAACATTTCCGTGTCGCCATCGTCTTTTATTTTCACAGTCTTGCTATATTTAATTTGGGCTCCGTTGAGATGTAGCGTGGTAACTTTGTTGTTCCCATGAATCACCGACAGTATTGCGAATCCGGCGTCGTCCGGTAAATCAAGCGTGATCTTCACGTTCTTCTTCCTCCTATTCAAACGGATTTTTTACAATCAGACCTTCCGGTTCTTCCTGCCATAAGTGGCAGTTGTAACGATTCGGTTCTCCGGGCTTCGGCTTTACGCGGCATTTTTTACCGCAGTTGTCACAGTTTTTTTCAGAAATCACGGCAAGGGATTCAATCGCATCCTCGCACAGCAGCTGTTGTTCGTCCGCCGCTTGACGGGCGGCGTCGCGCTCCTTTTTGATCTCATCCAGCACATGGTTTAGCCGGAGGATTTCACGGGCCTGTTCGTCGGCATGGATTTGAAGCTCATAGAGCTTCGAGGGGTTTTCACAGTGCTTACAGGCGATTGCCCTCGCCAGTTTTTCGAGAAGCATTTTCCGTTCCTTTCCCGCTGCATCTGCGCAGCGTTCCGCGCGGCTAAATAGCCGCAGTTCGTCATTTTCATAACAGCACCGTTTCCGGCAGCACTTGCGCGTTATCTGTAATTTTGACCCTCATCTCATCCGTCAACTGAATTTTCAGCATCGCATCTTTGCCACAGAACGGCGCAAACGCAGATTTATAACAATCGCAGACCAGCCAGTCGCCGTCCATGCGGAATACGCTATTGCCGTCTATGTATTCACACGCCGGATTGCAGGTGGCGAGTTTTGCTATCCGCCCAACGAAGCTTGGCTTCTTCCCCGCGTATTCCGGGTACTCCGCAATCAACGCCGCATATTCGTCCGGAAACAGTTGGGATAGCTGGTGCAAGAAATTCGGCACGGTTTTTTCCTGATAGTCTGTGATCGTGCCGCCCATCAAGCTTCGCGGCCTGTACGCGCATACCCGATTCAGGTTTTCCGGGGTCAGTGTATCGCGTTTCACAACAACCCAGTTGCATCCAAATCCGGGGTCTGAAACATTCAGTCGCCCGTTCTGATCCTCAATCATGATATATGGAGGGCACAAGAAGGCGTCATCTCCGATGCGTCCGATGTATTCATGCGACGGATATTTCAGTTTCCCGTAGCAGTCATCCTTTTTCGCTTGAATCCACAAATCGTGGTATTTATTGCTCCGTTTTGTCCCTCCGTCTACACAACTCCGCTCTCCAATCGGGCATCTCGCGCCAAAAAGTGTTGTTACGTTGAAGCACTTGCCGCCCTTGTATAGCGAGCACTCATCGGCTCTGTCGCAGAAAATGTATTCAGCTCTGAGCCGCGCGTTTCTGCTTCCATCCCCATACAAGGCTGTATTGATTTTCTTCGCGTTCATTCATTCTTCCTCCATCATCCGTGCAATGGCCTCGCGTTCCAAGTCGGTGAGCTTATCTCCGTGCCTTTGAACGCCATAGCCCGGTTTCGTGTGATATTTGCTCTCCGGCGCTGCAAGCTCGTCCTCCCAGCGCCCCTGATTCAGCCAAGTGGCCGGATTTGGGATAAAGCGCCCATTCTCCGTCGTCCATTGCTCGCTGCGTGTTTGCTGGTCTATGGCCGACAGGAGCGTTTCCACAGGCACTTTGACCTTCGCAAACGCCTTTCTCGCATCCCCTTTTCCAACTTTCCGAGGGTATGCTTTCCAGAATACGTCAAACTTATCGTCCTTACGTTCCTTCTCAGAAATAGAAACACTTTCTTTTCTATTTCCATTTCCATTTCCTAAAGGTAATACCGTGGTATTACCGTCAGTGTTACCATCAGGTATACCAGAAGGGGCATTTTCTTTATTCCACCGTTTGGCAATGTTCTCTCGCTGACGCTGACAATGCGCGTCCCGTTTTTCGATCTCCTGCTCCATACGGTGGTTGTAGTATTTCCCTTCCTCGTCCTGCCGGAACTTGCTCATCACCTCGTCAGACGGCTTCTTGACCGCCCGTGTGATCTCCTGCATCGTCATGTGTCCCCGTTCTCTTTGGAGACACAGGAGCGTGATATACTGTCCACGCTCCCGCATATCCATCAGAGCACAGCCGGAGAGAAAATCCGACGTGTAGAACAGTACAGCAGGGTCTTTGTTCTTTGCCATACCTCATCCCCCTAGAACGGAAGATCCGAGTCATCTCCTGTGATCTCGCTGAATCCGCCTTGCGGTTCGTATGTCTCCGCCCTGTCCTTCTTGCCCTCGCCGAAGTAGACGTGATCGGCAAGGATTTCCGCCGAGCGGCGTTTGTTGCCCTCCTTGTCCTCCCAGTTGCGGATCTGCAACCGGCCTGTGACAATGGCCATCTGGCCTTTTGAGAAGTATTTCTCGACGAACTCCGCCGTGTATCGCCAAGCGCAGACATCGATGAAATCCGTTTCCTTGTCTGCCCCTTGTGGCGCGAAGTCGCGCTCACAGGCCAGCGTGAAGGAGGCGACCGCAACACCGGTCTGTGTTCTCCGCAGCTCCGGATCGCGCGTGAGCCGTCCCATGATCACGATGTTATTCAGCATCCTTTGCCTCCTGCTTCACGAGGATCATCTTGCACACATCGTCAAACTGGTACGATTGAAGGCCGGCATACAGCTTGCAGAGCAAATCGAGCGTTGCCTTTGCCTCGACAAGCTCCTGATATTTTTCGTTCGTGATTTCCATGTTTCAAGTTCCTTTCCTGTAAATCAATTTCGTCTCATCCCATCCGGGATATTTGCTTCTCAGATAATTCGCCAGTGCTTCTTTGAGCGCCGCACGGTCGGCTGACTGGTCAAACCGTCTGTGGCACTGGTCGCATAGCGAAACGATGTTCTCAGGCCGTCCAAGACCGCCCTGTGCCCGAGAAATGTAATGGCACCACGGATTGCCCGGTCTCCCGCAGAGGACGCAGCGCCCGCTGTCGCGCTCCCACACGGCCTGTTTGACCGCTGCCGAGATGCTAGTCGCCCTCGTCTGCCTGTGCAGCTCTCTCACCCCATTCCAGATTCATCCGCGCCAGCTCGTCCGGCGTCAATGTCTCAATGCCCAAGTCCTTCGCATCCTCGACGGCCCGGTCGATGATCCGTCCCATCTGCTTTGCGTTGTAGCGGGACGAACCATAATAGGCGCGGATCACAAGGTTGTCTCCGTCCTGCTGGTAGTCCACTTCCTCGGTCGGCCAGCCTGTCCCGAGCATTGACCATGCCGTCCGGAATGTCGCGGCCTCGTCGCGGGAGAGATGGAAGTCCTTGAACACGCCGACCTCCTTGATGTACTCGACATAGAGGTCTTCCTTCGTGCGTCCGAGCTTTCCCGCGATCTGGTCGCAGAGCTGCCAGAAATAGTTGTTGGAATCCAAGCTGCGCTTCTTCCGAAACTCCTTGATCTCCGCGACGTACTTTTTGCCGGGGTTCATGGTTTCGAGGAACATTTGTGCCTTGCGCGGCACATCCGCTTTGATACGGAGCCATGTGCCAGCCGCGTCCATCATCCAGTCAGCCTGCTCGAATGTAAGCTCCGTCAATCGGCATTACTCCTTTCCGTAGGCACCACGCCAGATACTTCAGGCGCGGCAGATATTCGCGCTCGATCCATTCCTGGTCATAGGGGATTGGATGATAGCTCATCCTGTCCGGGTCAATTTCCCGGAACCAGTTTTCGTAATCCTCCGGCTCCAAGCGGTATGCCACGATGCGAAGCCGCTTTCCGGTAGCGTACATTTCGACCTGTGCCTGCATCCAGTACGCGCGGGAGACCTTGAACGCGGCGCTTTTGTGGGTCTTGACCTCGGAGATTTCCTCCGCGTCCTCGCCGTCGAGGTTCACCCGGAGCCGTAGACCGTACTTCCGAATCTGCCTGTCCATCCGCTTGATCCCGAGGAATTGCAGGATGCGGTGTTCGTATGCCGTGCCCGTCTCCATTTCCAGATTGGTGAAGTGGTCACGGTTCAGGCCGAGCTTTTGCAGCCAGAACCGGCGAAAGGTCTTTGTTCCCCAGCTCCCCATGATCGTTGCCGTGTCTGACGCGCCAAACCACTCGCTGCGGTCATGGTCGCGAATCATAGCTTTTTGAGCATCTGTTCGAAGGTGTTGACCTGATCGAACATTTTGAGAATGGAATCAAACTGCTTCTTATTCAGTCCAAGTCCCTTACAAATACCCTCCACGGTGTACCCGTCCTGCATCTTCTGCGTCAAAAGCTGCTCCACGCGCTGCTTGATGGCGAAGATGTTGTGGGTGCTCAGGTCATCCACGCCGCCGTCCGTGTCCTTCTCCGCCGTCCAGAGCTTAAACCCAAGGCCGGTGTAAATCGCCACCCCCTTGACAAAGGCGCGGGCGTGGGCGTTGGAAATGCGGAGCTGGTTCAGCGTGTCCGCATAGACCACCAGCGCACCGTTGAGCAGCGGATAGTCCATCGTGTACGTCTTATCATCAATATGAATATCGACGGACACGAAATAGCACCCAGTGCTCCGCTTGTTTTTGTCCGCCGTTGCGTAGTGGCAGAACACATAGCTCCCGGCCGCATTGGTGCGCGGCGTGAAGTAGACGCTCTCCGCACCGTTCTCATGCAGCAGCATCTTGCAGTTGCCCCAAGAGAGATAGGGCACTTCGATCTGTTTGCCGTTTTCGTCCTTTGCCTTCCGCTTGTCGCAGTACGGCATCACGTCGAGCTGCACCAGCTCGTTAAATGATTTCAGCATATTGTCCTCCTTATTCGATCACGCGCTTTTCATAGCCAAGCTGCTCCAGAATGTACCGCGTCCCCAACTGCTGCACCAGCAGCGCCATGACCGCGTTTCCCGAATCGTAATTGTCATCGCCGGGGTCGCACATCATGCCCTCGTCGCCGCAGTACACGGTGTCGCCCCTGTAGATCTCATCGCCGAAGATGTCATAGCCGACCGGGCTTTGCTGCTGCCGGTCAAACTCAAGTTCTCTCGGAAACATTGCCGTCCTCCAATCTGTACTTTGCGAATCTCACGACTTCGCCAAACCGGTTTTTCTTCTGCACGATCTCGCTCGTGATGGGCCAGCCCGCCGCCTTGAGATCCGCTACACGCGCCGCCAGCCGGAAGCATCCGTACTGGTCAAGCGCTTCAACTGGCGTGATGGAGCCGATGGTCTGAAGATGAAACAGAATCTTATCGCACTGCGTCACTTGACATCCCTCCATCCAGCTGTTAAAATGTGACTAAAGACATATTCCCGATGGCTGATCGGTTTGTCTTCCTCTGGCTGTTCGCGTCTGACCACGCGGGCAGCCCTTTTCTTTGCAGCGGCGCGGATGTTGTCCCAGCTGCACAGCCATTCCCGCTGCCAGCCGGACTTACAAAGGCGCTCCTCGCAGATCTCTTCGCGTGGGCATCCCTTGCATAGCTTCACAAACATTTGTCATCCTCCGCATCCCAGTAGTTCCGCTGTATCTCTGCGGCTTCCACCAGCGCTTTCCACGCCGCCTTGAGCTGGGAGACGAGATAACAGATCCAGTCCATCATGCCGCCCCGTACCTTACGAGCAAAGCGGAGATCGTCGCCATCACTGCCGCGTCCAGCGGCAATCCCCAAACGCGCCAGTAGAATAATGCGGTCATCAAAAACAGGCCTCCGAACCAAAGCGCCGCCCGCTTCAGCATCCGCCGCAATGCGGCGTACCATTCTCTCTTTGAGATCATCTTTCATTCCTCCTTTTCCCCGAGAAACGCCAGAAACGGCTTTCTCGGTATTTTTACGCGGCTCCCGATGCAGCACACCGGGAATCCAAGTCCGGCGGGGTTCTGCCGCGCCCGAAGCCGCAGCTCGTGGGGATTACACCCCAAAAACCACGAAGCCATCTCCGGCGTAATGATCGGCGCGTCCGATTGCTTTAGTTCTTCCAGCGTCATACGTTCCATGCTTATTCCTCCTTCTTCGGCTGCGCTTCTTTTACAAGAAGCATCCCATATGCGATGTCGCTCAATCTCTGAATCTCCTCGGCGTCGAGTTTGTCAACGTCAACGCCGACGGTTTTTAGAGCCTGCTTGGATTCCTCGGGCATTTGATTCACCTCTCTTTCAACGCTCCCGTGTAACTTGGTTTCATTTTACCACGCCTTAGTTTCATTGTCAAGCTTTATTTTGAACCTAGGTTTCATTATTTGATTGACTTTTGAATCGTGATATGTTAATATAAGTCACGAAGGGGGATCATCGAAATGGAGACAATCAACCAAAGGATTGATTTCTTAATCAAGAATCTCAAACTCACAAAAACCAAATTCGCCGAGCCGCTAAACCTGTCATCGCAGTTTGTGTCGTCGATTTGTTCTGGTGCAAAACAGCCGAGCGACCGCACGATCGCCGACATTTGCCGGGAGTTCAACGTCAACGAAACATGGCTACGCACCGGCGATGGCGAAATGATGAAGGAGCTGACCCGGAATCAGGAGATCGTGGAATTCTTGGGAAAGGTTATGAACGATCCGGATGACGCGCCGAGGAAAAGGTTCATCTCGATCATCAGCAAACTGGACGTTGAGGAGTGGATGATTCTTGACGAAATCGCAAAAAAATGGGCACAGGGGAAATAAACCCTGTGCCCATTTCGCTATGTATGCTATTTTATGTATGCTATTTGTTGACCATCGTTTTCAAAAACCGCCAGAGGAGGTCAAGTTCCTCATCCGTTGCGCACCGCATCAGGCGCGCGATCTCCTGTTCCAGCCATGTTCTATCATTCATTCCATTGCTCCTTCGTCCTTCGTTCGTGTCGGCTGATTCGTTTAAGGCAGTGGCGTAATTATAAAACATTCGTTCTATAATTTCAAGATGTATTTGTACTTTAAAACATTTTTCGGAATATAGCTACACTTTTAACTGTTGATATTTTGCGGAAACTATTATATATTGGACATATGGATATTATTTTAGGAGGGAACAAAATGATTTGTCCTCAATGCGGCAGCGAAAATGTAACAATCACCATGCACCAGATCGGCAGTGAAACAGAAAAATATGGTGTCGGATTTGACGGGCACATGAACAACCTCGCACGCGGAATCGTCGCGGTCTGCACACTTGGCCTGTCGAACCTGTTCTGGCGCAAGCGTACCGGCAGCGAGCGGGCAGTCATGCGCACCAAGAAAATCTGCCTTTGCCAAAACTGCGGACATTCGTGGGAAATCCGGGAAAAAAGTGAAAGCACCCTCAGTGAAGAAGAAAAGCACAAAATCATCCGTAACGGTGTGATCTCGCTTGCTTTACTTATTGTCATTGCCGGTGTCGTTGTGCAGTGGATCGTCGGCGCGACAAACCTTCGGATTCTCTATGTCGCTTACGTCGCTGCTGTCATTGCCGGAGCTAAGCGCGTCTACGACGCAATCCGTGCCCTCAAAAATGATGGTTCCGGAGAATAAGAGACGCAGAAACGGTCGAATCATTTCGGTTGCTTTACTATCGAAAGGCTGTCATACTGGAATTAGCTAAACATCGTCTGCTTTTTGCAGCCGTCGCCGGTTTCTGATAGACAACTAAACCACAGTTTCCCGCCTTTCACATACTCGATGGAAAAGGCTTCGACATTTCGGAACAGGCCACCATCAACGACGATGTTCACCTTTCCTTCCTCAATTCTGACATTGATGCTCTGCATAGCACATCCTCCTTCGTAATTCGGCGGTTGCCGTGATTCGACCGTACCACGACGGGCGGAAAAGAACAAACAAAATATCTGCAAGCTGCGAAATCCGACAAATATCTCTGCAAACTTTAGGAGAAATAACTGAAAGTGAAGTGGAAACATGGATTTTGAGAAGCTGATTGACCGATGTATACGCACAATCGATGATAGAAATCTAACAAATCGAGATGTTGCGCGGCTTGCAGATATTTCCGAAGCTACCGTGTCGAGGGTGCTGGCGACCAGAGGGAGAAATGCGTCAATGTCAACGATCATCGCCATTTGTGACGGATTGGGGATTGAGGAGAGAACCATCCAGTACGACATTTCGCCAAATGATGTGACGTCGCTGGAACACGTTTACTTGGAACGCATCGAGGATTTGAAAATTGCAATCGAACAGAAAGATCGGTGGATACGGCGGATGTTCATAATCTGTCTATCGCTGATTGTATTCATTGCCATCGTGCTGGCCGTGGATTTACTTATCCCGACGGTCGGCTGGTTTCGGGGGTGGTAGTTATAGATTGTATGAAATGCAAAAAGGAGATGCCGGATGGCGCGTCCTATTGCCCGTGGTGCGGAAAGAAACAGGTGCAGGAGCACCGTGGGAAATCGCGCGGAAATGGTCAGGGGTACGCCTATCAGCGCGGGAAAACATGGACTGCGCGATGGACGGTGGCCTGCTATCTTGACGAAAACGAAAAACTGCACCAGAAGGTAAAGACAAAGGGCGGATTCGCCACAAAGCGAGCCGCCCTACAATACGCTGCAAATCCGCCGGGGAAGGAAAAGCAATCACCGACGGTGCGCGAATATTATAAAACCTATTTACGCGGAGACTACAAATCGCTGTCCACCGACCGAATGACGGCCGCAGACAAGGCGTTTGAGCGGTTGAAGGATATAGCCGATTGCGAGATAGACACCCTGACGATTAAGCAATTGCAGGACGTGGTGGACACCAACGCCAGCACATACTATACACGCCGCGACATGAAAACGGTTCTGTCCCATTGCTACAATCTCGCCATTGCCGAGAAGCAGACAACAGTGAATCTCTCAAAATACATCAAACTTCCGAAGCTCGAGGAGAAAACGCCGGAGCCGTTCACGGACGATGAAGTCCTGAAACTATGGAAATCGTACCCACAAGATCATTTTATCGGTTTCATCCTCACGATGATCTATACCGGCATGATGCCGGGAGAGGTTCAAAAGCTCAAAAAGGATATGCTCGACTTCGAAAAGAATGAGATCATCGGCGGCGGCATTAAAACGCAGAAGCGGAAAGATACACCTATGGTGTTCCCGGACTTCCTCGCGCCAGTCCTTAAGGAATTGTGCGAGGAAAGTAATTCCCGCGTCGGGAATGTTTGCTGCATCAACAAAGATAATTTCTATGCGCGATATTATGAATGCCTTGCGCTGGCTGGTGTCCGGCGTCTCACGCCATACGCGTGCAGGCACACAACTGCCACCGCATTAGCGATGAAAAACATTGACCCATTTACAATCAAAGAGGTCATGCGTCACAGCAAAATCACGACAACACAAAAGTACGTTCATCCAAATATGCGAGGCATGGTCGATGCGGTCAACCAAATTCCATCTTCTGATGTTCAATCAGCGCCAGACCCGAAAGTAACTCCGTAAGTAACAAAATCGAAAATGTGTAGTATTTTCAAAGGTTCCAAATACCCTGCTAAGGGAGTAGAGGTGTAAAAAGCCTGCGAGAGTTCGAATCTCTCCTTCCGCGCCAAAGTACCCGAAAATAGCGTGTTTGCGCTGCTTTCGGGTACTTTCTCTATTTATTTGTTCGGAATGGCGCTAAATGTCGAAATATGAAAAATACATCTACGGACAGCCAAAAACTAAAAAATTGCAGTCTATAAGTTACTTGGTAAGTAACACATTTCAGACGTTCCGCACCTTCCGAAGCACTGAATCGTATGCACGGTGGTTGACAAGCGACAGGGTTTCCATAAGCTCATCAATGATCGGCCAGATTTGCGCTGGGTCTTTTCCTGCAATACTTCGTAAAAAAATGCTGTCCCCATACTCGTTGATCGTTTCGGCTGCGGGCGGCGCAGCGGAGTATCGGCGTTCAACCGGCGGCTCCGCCTTGTGCCCCATGCGGTCTTGAATGGTGTAAAGATTTGCGAGCTTGGCATAGTTCGGATAACTGGATTCCTCATATTCCAGCCGCGCGATTTCCTTGCGGATTTCAAGCGCATCCAGCATGGGAGCGCCCCCCCTATGCCCGGTCGATCTGCTCTATGCAGTGACGAATAGCGTCGCGGGTTGCGTCGCTGTCCGCGTCGCGCATCATGTCCTCGAGCTGCTCATGCATTCGCTCGCGGGCGTCGGCACGACTATAACGCCCCAGAGAATCCCGGCGGCGTCCACGGTAGGAGCTTCCGCGATTATACGTCCCTCGGATGTTTGCATCCCAATCGGCGTCCCGGCTATAACCGGATTCGTCGAGCATTTCAATTTTGTCGATGTTTTTGATCGTGTCGGTCAACTTGTGGACGATCTCGAGATCGCCAGCGCCCAGCTCCGGCTTCCTTGCGATTTCCTCAAGCTCTCCGCAGAGCGTCGCCCGCAAGTCCTCCATAGCTCTCTTACTCATGTTCATGCTCCTTTCACGCCACGCGCTCGACGATCATATTGCTATTCGCAAAACTGATCGCCTGCGTGCTGATATTTTTTGCGGCAACCGTAATGCAGCAGCCGCGCGGCACCTCTACAAATGCCGTAACAAAAATGTTGAAATAGTTCCCGACTGCAGCAGGCGTAACAACGGCGGTCGCGCTGGTAATCGGTTCACCATTGATCGTCAGTGCGGCAGAGATTGCTTCCACCGTGCCACCGGTCGGAATGGCAATATTCGCGCCAAAGGCCGCGCGGAACCGCGCCTTGCACTGATTCGTGAGTCCGCGAAGCGTTACGACGCCCGCTCCGGCGCGATGCACGATGCACCCCCCGCTCGCGGCGGGCGTTTCCGTCAACGGCACATTCTGGCCAGCCGCTACGGTCACGATGTTGGAATTGGTATATTCGGCCATAAAATCAACCCTCTCTTTGATAGATATAAAATGCGGCGGAGCGATTGCCCCGCCGCTGCTGTGAGTATCGACACGGAGCCGACCATTTTCGTGAGGTCACGAAAAAGCTCAATTTGTGGATTTGTTAGGCGCAGGCACCGCAGACATACTGCGAACCATTACACCCGGCGAACTGATACGGTGCGGGAACCGCAAACGACGGAACCGGGCGCGGGTTGTAATAGGCGAACTGGCCGCTCATGTATGCCTTGAGTGCTTCACTCTGCGCAGACTGAGACGCCGCCAGCCGCAACCCCTGATTCTCGTTTTCGAGATCGCGCATCTTGCTCTGCGTCAGGAAGTCAAGAATGGCTCGGCTGTTGCTGTTCTGGTTGTCGATGATGTCCCGCGTGGCGTTCTGGACGGTGTTGCGCGTGTCGCACGCCTGCGAAGCCATGTCGTACCGCACCTGTGCGATTGCTTCCCGGTTCTCGCAGCAGCAGTTCTGAGACTGCATCTGCATCTGGAAAAGCTGCTGCATCAGCGCGGCTTGCTGGTTCGCGCGGGATAGCTCTGCCGTCTGGAATCCGCTGTTGACCGCCTGCGTGACGCCCGCAAATCCGTTCAGGACGCTGGTGTTCATCGCATAGAAGCTGTCGCACAGGCCGTTATTGACGCCGTCAAGCTTGCGCTCAATGTTGGCGAAATCGGATGCAAGGATGTATCCATCCGTCGCACCGCCGCCATTGTTGTTGCCCCAGCCATTGCCGCCCCAGCCGCAGAAGATCGCGAGGAACAGGATGATAAACCACCATCCGCCATCGCCGCCGAAGCCGCCCCAGCCGTTGCCGCCCATGCCAGTAGGTGCTACCGGCATAGTCATAGTCGTACCATCGGTAAGGCTCATTTTGTCGTACTCCTTGAAGAAAATATATTATCAACCGTGGCCACGGATTGATTATTGCAAAAGACCCTGAAACTGCCGCGCAACGGCCTGAAGCTGGTTTAACTGCTGCTGCGTGAGCTTGCCGGATTGCATCATTTTTTCAACCTCGGTTTTCGGGTCGCCATGAAAGTTTTGCTTGAATTGCTGGAATTGCTGCATCATTCTCTGAAACTGTCCCATCTGGCCGGGCATTTGCGGCGCTCTGCCGCCGCCAAGCGCGTTAAACAGCGGGTTCGGCATTGTGGTGTTCCTCCTTCTTGTTCTCCGCGCCAGCCGCCGCCAGCGCGTTCACACGCGCTTCCATCGCTTCAAACTCCCTTCGGGTGACAAATTCCCCGCTGGCCGGTATGATCGGCTGTGCTGGTGTCCTCGCGCCCGTGCGCTCCGTGTAATCCAGAACCCTCATGGACGGAACGCCGGATGCATCCACGCTCTTGATATAAATGCACGGGTTCTCGCTATCCCACAGTGGAACCGTGTTCCCAGCCGCGACGAGGTAGCTCTTTGCGCCCGCGTCACCCTGTACCCAAATCATGCTCTGGGCAGGCTGCGGCATTTGCGCCATAGGCTGGGGCGGCTGCTGCGGTTGATACTGTTGGCGAAGCTGCATGAGCTGGTCTTGCATCGGCGGCTGATAAAATGGTTGGTAGCTCATCGGCGGTTGGTACTGTCCATACATTCAGATTCGTTCCTTTCCCAAAAATAAAGCGGTGTTTGGCTTCCGGAGTTCCATGTGTCAAACCAATCTCCATCCCTGACGCAGACCACATGGGTTGCAAGCGCAAGAATGTATGTACCGATCGGATGGTCACGCGCGAACTCCGCAACTGTGTATGTGTCCGGGTTGGAGCTTGGTACGCCATGCCGGGCATAGCCAAGCTGGTTCAGGTACGCTCCCCAAACAGCGTTTGCGGAGGGCATATCGCCAACCTCAAACCCATGAAGCGCAAGCGCGACATATACCTCATCCCACGATTTACCGGTCGCCTTGCAAATCGCCCGAACAGGGCAATCCCCAACCTGACGCCGCGCGGGATTTGGATTGTAAAAAGAAAAACCCATACCGGACACCTCTCAACGTGTCCAGTATGGGTTGTTTTTCGGGTTTATGTGCCGCGATTGTGCATCATTTTCGCCCGTTTCGAGTTTAACTATATAGTCGGCTAGATGTCTTTCGCATTCGGTCGAGAATTCCGGGGAGCCGCCGCTGCACGGTGGCTCGCCCGAGATACAACTCCGATGCAACGTCAATCTGAGGGCGCTTATCGACGTAATAGAGCTTTGCAATGCGCTCATTTTCCTGTCCGAGGTTTGCTTGGGAAATAACGGTCTCCATTTCTCCACGCATCAGGCCGGATAATTCAGGCGGTAGATTATACCGCGCCTGCGGCGACATCCAATCACCCCTTCTTGGTCATCAAAACCGGAACGTTCCCCTGATTGGAAACGGAAAGACCGAGCGCCCCGGCCACGTCGCGGATTTTCACATAGTTGGTTCCGTTTTTCAGGATACGTTCAACCTCGACGGGTTTTCCGTCAACAATCATCTTGCACTTGCTTACCATTTCAATCCTCTCCTTTACCATCTCACGGAATTTCTTGATACCCTCCGGATCGTCCACCCAGTACTTCGGGCAGAGCTTCCCGGTCACATCATAGTGCCGGATGATATGATCGACCGGGATGTTATACTTCTCGCAGAGCATTGCGGCGAGGTCTGCGGCATTGGCGATAGTCTTTGCCGTTGCCATGACCTTCCCGTCGCGCTTCGCGTCGCACATCTCGATCCCGATGGAATTGTAGTTCCGGCAGAATGGGTGTGTGTAGTGATACGCGCCGCAGTGGAAGGCTACATAGTCCTCCGGCACGGAGATCGTGATAGAATCATCGTCTACAAAAAAGTGCGCGCTTGCCACAGGATTGAGCGGCTTCTGAAAGTACTTGCCGTTGCTGGTGTCGGAATCCCCGTCGTTGGCCGTGTAGTGCATGACCAGCCACTCAATGGGCCCGCCGCGTTTTGTTCCGTAGTTGGCCCGATGGGCCAGCATCGTTTTAATTGGTACCATTTGCGCCTCCATAAAGCTCATGGTGGAGCATCAGCACCGCAGATTCGATCATCTTGTCCACGGTATCAGAATCAAACTTGATGCCTCTCTCGGCGAGGTAGTGCAGCACATACGCCTTTTTCTCCGCGCCATCGTTGGCGTTGTAGAGCTGCTCCGCCGCCTTGACCGCAATCTCCACATACGCCTGCCACTTTTTGAGCTTGTCCGCGCCGACGCGCTCCTTGATCCACGGGATCAAAAATGCCGATACCAGCGCCGAGATCAGCGCGATCACTGCCGAAATGATGTTTGTGTAGTCCATAGTTTGCTCCTTTCAGTCCTTGAGCACGATCTCCAAAAACCGTGCCTTTTCCTCTGCCGTATATGTTTCCGGCAGGCTCTTAATGTACTTGATTGCGTATTTACTTCTGTTCTCATTCTTTGCCTTCCAGAGGTAAAACATCCCAATCGCCGTCGCAAATCCGATGACTGCCAAGGTGACCTCTACACTCAGCACGCCGAGCACATTCAGGATAATGCAAGCGACGCTTGCCGCCGCGCTGCCAATCAGCAGCTTCTTCGAAGTCTCCATCAGCCCGCCTCATGCCGTCCGGCCTCGCACTGCTCTTCGAGCTTATGGAGCGCTTTCTTCACGTCCCCATTGCCGCCGCGATTGACATACTTCTTACCGGCGATCAGCCGCTCCGACATGGGCATCTCGTCCGACATGATCGTGAGGCGCAAAATGCTTAAATACTGCTCATCCTGCAATCTCGTGATCTTGTCGATCTTCTCGTCGATTGCCTTCAGGTGGGCGCTCTGCGCGTCGCCCTTGCCTTTCTTCTTCTGGACCGCGCTGACGATTGCCTGCACGATGGTCGTCAGCGCAGACGAGCCGAGGATCGCTACAATGATCGTGATAATTCCAGAATCCATATTCTTTCTCCTTATTTCGGTTTTCCCACAACGTACTCGACAATGTAAGTTCCGGATACACGGCAGATTTTAACTCGATCTCCCGCACTGAATGTAACGGACGTGTTGCATTTATAGTGCTTTGCGGTTGCCTCCGTCTGCCCGTCAAAGATCAGCGACAGTCCATCGGTATACTTTGCGCCAACGGTCGCCAGCATAAATTCAGGTTGTGGCTTCTGCGCCGTTTCGTCTGT